CCGTCGACACCTGCTGGCGGCGTGAAGATCGCAGAGATCGACGTTGATGCCGGAACGACCGCGATCACGAACGCCATGATTACCAAAACCCGCACATGGACGGCGGGCGGGGTGAACGACTAAGGAGCATTGTAATGGACGCAGCAGAACGCGCAAGCGCGGAAATCGAGCGCAGGGTAGCCAACGACATCAATGCGATTTATACGCGCTCGCTAAAGTCCATGCTTGCCGATCAGAAGTCCTTCCTCGCCAAGATCGCGGACATCGACGCAGGGAATATCAAGCCGCCAGCGTTCTACGACACGCCCGAGAAAATCCTGAAATGGCGCGCAGGATTTACACGAGAACTGCTGCGCAAGGAACAGGTGATTGCGGGTATCCGCGCAAGGCTTAACGCCGCAGGGGCAGAATCCGCGCCGGTTATCCAAAGCGCTATGGCCGATATCTACGCCGCGAACCGCACATTCACCGCGGGGCAGATCGCAGGCAAAGCCAATATCACCTTCGCACAGTACGACAAGCGGCAGATCGACATACTCCTGAAAGACAGCATGTCGCCGTTCTCGAAGATTGCGTACAAGAACATGGGCGCGAACCCGGCGATTGTGCGCAAACTGTCAAGGGAAATGGCGCAGGCTGCGATCAACGGCGAAAGCCAGCGCGATATCGTAAAACGTATCCGCGCCGTTACAGGCCAGAGCAAGTATCAGGCGACGCGCGTTGCGCAGACCGAGCGCACCAGGATACAAAGTCAAGCAAGATCGGAAACCTTGCAGGAAGCGGCAGACCTCGGCGTGAAGGTAACGAAAACGTGGAGCGCACGGATGGTCAATACACGCGATACTCACGCGGAACTTGACGGTGTTACCATCCCGCAGGACGAAGCGTTTCAACTGTCTGATGGTGATAGACTGATGTACCCTGGCGATCCTATGGGCGATGCGTCCAACACCATAAACTGTAGATGCGTCCTGATACCGGGGGTAGCAACATGAGTTTCAAGGACAACTCCGGCCAAGTCAAAAGCCAGATGGCGGGAAACGTCAAGGCCGCGCTCGCCGCGATGGGGATTGAGGCCGTAGGATTGACCGTACAGCAGATGCAAAGCGGGTATGGTGCGCCCATCAGACAGACAGGCGATCTCATGCGCGACGTAGACAGCGAGGTAAACGGCGATGTAGTGAACGTAGGGAACTCGCTGGAATACGCGCCGTTTGTCCACGAAGGCACGAGCCGCATGGCAGGCAGACCATATTTGAAAGACGCGATCATGAGCGGGCAAAGCCGCCTGAAACAGGTCGCGGAGAACGAACTCAAGAAAGGGTTCTAAGGCATTCCGGCATAACGCCGTTTGCAAATAACAATCGTGCGGGAAGAACCCCGCCCAAAGAAAAGGAGATTGTGACATGTCACTCACACGAAAAATGCTCGCGGCTATGGGTATCGATGCCGACAAGATCGACCAGATCATCGAGGGCCACACGGAAACCGTTCAGGGCCTCAAGGATGAAGCCGCAAGGTACAAGGCAGACGCGGAAAGCCTGCCTGCCGTCACGAAGGAACGCGACGAGTGGAAAAAGAAACACGACGATGTTCTTGCCAAGCAGCCGGACGCGGCCAAGGTACAGGCCGATTTCGACGCTTTCAAGAAGGACGTTGAAACCAAGGCGACCAACGCCAAGAAAAGTGAAGCGCTTTGGAAGAAGCTGCTGGCGGACGGGGCGAACCCGGACGCGAAGGAACTTCTGCTGCACGGGGTCGATTATGAATCCGTCAAGCTCGACGAAAAGGGCGAGGCGGACGTATCCAAGGTGGTCGATCCCATCAAAACCACGTATGCAAAGTATTTCGGGACTGTGGTCGAAAACGGCGCGCCGAGGAAGAACCCTCCGCCCGGACAGGCCAGCCCCGAAAAGGACAAGATGAGCGACGAGGAATGGTTCGCCGCAAAGCAAGCGGCCAAAGCCAAGCCGTAACCGCTCGCCCATAACGAAAGGATGAAACACGATGGCAGTAGCCACCAATACGCTTATCAGCATCACCGAGTTTTCCCGCAGGGTGCTCGACCGGCTGATCGAAAACCTGGTATTCCCCAACCTGATCTACAAAGACTTCTCGCAGGACTTTGTCGAGGACAAGGGCGCGTCCATCCAGGTCAAGAAGCCCGTTATCCTCAGTGCTTCCGAGTTCGTGCAGGGCACGGGCGTTGTCGCGCAGAACACCGAGCAGGAAAGCGTCACCGTTACGCTCGACCATCTGGCCGACGTGACCGTGGAATACACCGCGCTCCAGCGCGCCTGCAACGTCAGCGAAGCCGTGCTGAACAGCTTCATCGAAAGCGCGGCCATTGCGCTGGCGCAGAAGATCAACTCCGACGGCCTGCTGCTGTACAAGGACATCCCGTACTTCAGCGGCGCTGCGAACGCTGATCCCGACGGTCTGGACGACTTCGCCGGTGCTGCGCTCGTTCTCGACAACCACAACGTCCCGCAGGGCATGCGCAAGGGCCTCTGGAACCCGACCGCATACTCCAAGTTCCGTGTGCTCGACGCGATTGTCGGCGCGGACAAGTCCGGCTCCACCGATGCGCTCCGCATGGGTGAGATCGGCAATATCTCCGGCATCAGCAACTTCATGTCGCAGGCGGTCAAGACGCACACCACCGTTGGCGCGGGCACGACCATCGCCATTGACAATAGCCCGAGCGGCTATGTGATTGGCGATACCGCCATCCACATCGACGGTCTGTCCGCTGCGTTCGCGGTCGGCGACCTGTTCACCATCGCGGGCGATACCACGCAGTACGTCGTAACTGTGGCGAGCACGCTATCGACCGCCGACCAGGACATCACGATCTACCCCGCGCTCAAGAAGAACGCGGCCGACGGCGCTGTACTGACCCCGATCGCGACCCACGTCGCTAACCTCGTGTTCCACGAGAACGCTTTCGCGTTCGTCACCCGTCCGCTGGTGCTCCCGGCCGACAAGGAAGCCTATGTCACCAGCTGGAACGGCGTATCCATGCGCGTTGTGCGCGGGTACGACATGACCTACAAGAAAGACGTGATCTCCATCGACTGCCTGTACGGTTACAAGACCATGTACCCCGAGATGGCTGTCCGTGCGCTGGGCAAACCGTAAGCACTCCGAACCAATGACACAATAAGGGGTGGATAGCATGCTGATCGAGATGATGCGCGAGTGCAAAAACTTTTTCGAGCTTCGTAACGACGGGTTTTACCAGGACTATAAAACGCGTCCGCAGTATCCCGTGACCGAGTACGAGGACGATTATGCGATCTCCGAAGGTGTGCTATCCACCCTTGATTCCTCTATCCTGTCCGGCCAGTATATCGCCATATACGGCAGTACGCTCAACGATGGCATCTGGAAGGTCGGCGCGGCAGGCGCGCTCACGAGCGATCTCACAGGCGTAACAGCGCAGAGTGAAACCTTCCACGCGACCATCTACCCGCTGAAAGTTCCGCAGGACTTCGTGCTTCTCGCTGCGGAAATCACCGCGTGGCGCACGAAGATGGTCGAAGCGTCGCCGTACGCGTCTGAGAGCTTCCTTGGGTATTCCTACTCGAAAGCGCAACGTCAAGGCGGCGGGAACGTTACCTGGCAGGCGCAATTCGCCGACCGCCTCACGCCGTACAAGCGGATGTTCAAGGGGTTGCCGTTATGAGCCTGACTGACTTCTTCGAGAGTTTCAAGCATCAGACGCTGACGCAAACGCCGTCACCGCTCGGCGGGTATTACGAAAGCTGGGCTGATGGCGAGTCGTTCTCCGCAGGCATCGGCTTGGATACCAGCGCGGAGGCGCGTATCGCTTATCAGAACACGCTGAAAAAGCAGTACAGCATTATCCTTGCCGACGGCGTAACGCTGACGCAGGACATGCGGGTCAAGCGATCCTCGACAGGCGTGATCTACCGCATAACCTCGAACTCTGCGGACACGCACACGCCAGCGGTCGCAGGCGTACCGTACTCGAAGGTATCTGCGGAGGTGGTCGAATGACCGGGCTGCACAATGCTCTCAATGCGTTCTGGAATGGATTCACTTATGGAACGGCCATTGCTGCGTATGAAAGTGGAGCAATTCCTCTTGACGCGAACGGCGTTCCGAAAGTTACATTCCCCTACATCACCTACGAAGCAGCAGAGGGCGCATACTGGGGCGCAACGTTCCTAACGGCCTTTGTATGGGTGAAAAAGGTATCCGGCACCGACTGGCAAGCCCAGCGCGCAGCGATCCTCGATCTCATCAAAGCGAAGTTTCCGACCGAAGGGCCGAAGGTGCTCGCGTTCGCAGACGGCAACCTGACGCTCAGACGCAACCCCACGAACTTCATGTCCTATTACAACGATCCAAATGACGCTTCGGTAGTTGGCGGACGCATCAGCTACGAAGCCGGATTCTACACACTATAAGGAGCTGATCGAATGCTTACTGCACTGGATGTCAATACCTTTAACGGCCTGCAATTCGATGCGGGCATACTGCTGAAAAACCTGGTCTATTCGTCCGCGACTGACGCGGGCGATCTGGCGGTACTGGTCGCCGCAGCGAAATCGGCGCGGACTACACTGCTCGGCGCGACCAAAGGCGGCATCGTTATCAGCGATGTCCCGACCTACTTCACGCCCACGGTCGACGGTATGCGCGGCCCGATCAAGAATACGCGATTCATTACCGACCGCACGATCAAAGCCACGGGTACGCTGGTGGAAATTCTCAGCGCAACGCTGAAAGACATCATCGCCGCTGCCGACGTTTCCACCTCCGGCGACATCACCACGATCACGCCGAGGGCTGACATCGAGGACGCAGACTACATCGACAACCTGGTCTGGATCGGCGACCTTCCGGGAGACGGCGGATTGATCCTCGTTGAGTTCGACAACGCGCTGAACACCAACGGCCTCACGATCACCGTACCCAGCAAAGACAACGCCACGTTCCCCTTCGAGTTTACCGCGCACCAGACAGATCCGGCTGGTGTTATCCCGTACCGCATCCTGCTGTTCGCGGGCGTGTCCTCGGCTCCCGTGCTTGAGGTGTCCTCTGTCGAGGGCGCAACCCAAGGCAAGACCCGCCTTGCGGTTTCCCCGGCCAAGGCCGGAACCGAGTCTTACGTCACCAAGACCGCCGCGTCCGTCGCGTTGCCGGAGCTTGGCGATGTCCTGGTCGCGGGCGAGAACGGATGGGTCGCGTGGGATGGCGCTGCTGACGTTACCGCTACGACCGGCAATCAGATTGTGGTTGCCGTCATTACGACCGCTACCGGCGCAGTCACCTACGCTGGCCGCGCTACCGTCAAATCTCTGGCATAAAGCCGGTCGCTCCGCATTGGGCGGGCTGGTTGTTCAACCGCCCTGCGGATATGCTTGTTAAATCGAATTAAATCGCCTACAAGGGGCATGAATATAGGAGGGTACACATGAAGCTGTCCGAAATTTCAACCGACAGGGCGATGGATATTATCGCCGAGGCGGTACCTGCCATTGACTGCATGGTGGAGTCCGAAGCGATCAAGGAGTTCTACAAGAAATACGCAAAGCACAGCCTGACGAAAGCGCTTGCGATCAAAGCGTCCATCGAGCTTGTTCCGAAGCTCGTCAAGTCCAACAAGGAGGACGTACTGATTATCATCGCAGCGTTCACCGGCAAGAAACTGGCCGAAGTGAAAGCACAGCCGTTCATGGATTCGTTCAATGAGCTGAAAAGCATCTTTGACGATCCCGAATTCATGCAGCTTTTCAAATCGTCCGTCAATACGGCGCAGGGCGCGTCCTCCGTATCGTCACAGGAAGCCGACGCGCAATCCGATGTGACGGAATAGCCCTTATTCTGGCGGAAGAAGATAAAGAGCGCGCGCGCGATATCTACAAGGGCAACCTGCTGTGGAACCTATCACAGATGCTTACGAAGCAGGACAGCTATTTACAGATCAAAACCACTTACGCGGACTTCTGCAAGATGCTGGACGGCAAAGCGGAGCCGGTACAGACCAAAGAAGAAATCGCCGCGGAGTATGACGCGAAAGTCGATAACATGCTGGCGAAGTATACAAGGAGGCGCAAGGAATGATGGTTAATCTGTGTAACGCCATTCTTTTCCACCGCAAGTTTTCGCCCTGCCGCGGCAACAGTTCGTAATGTTCCCCCCGCGCAATCCATATTTCCTTGCTGCGCAAATTGCCCCGGCAAATCGCTCTCCGGTCGTTACGCAAAATACGGGAATGCACTTCTTGCTGTTTTCACCTTTTGGCATTGGCTTTCCAAGCCTTGATTCCCCGCTGTGCCTCCCTATTCTTTCAGGGCACGTTCCATAGTTTACGTTGTATTTCCGGTCACACCACTCTAGGTTATCTGCGCGATTGTTATCTCTGCTTTCATCCTTGTGGTTTATCTCTGGCAAGTTTTCAGGATTTGGTATGAATGCACTTGCAACAAGCCTGTGAACGGAATAATATCTCGTCACTCCGTTTTTGCTTAAGGCAACGCGCGGATATCCGCTCCACCTATTCCCCGCCAATAATCTTCCTTTGACACTTCTAACACCATCCCATTTGGGAACTATCCTATCAAGGCTTTTTACCTTTCCTAGATTGCTCACCATGTATAGTTCGTCATATCCTCGCACGGGAACCCATTTTTCATCCATTGTCGCTCACCCCTTACATTAAGTATACGACAAGATACCTAGGCTGTCAAC